GAGATGGAAATCTCTACTCCCTACTCCAACCTCTCCAGGGACAGATGTTGTCAGCATGGAAGCGGACTCCGTTCTCTTCAATGCTCCACGACAACCTCTTGCAACCCGTCCGGGACTTGGATAGTTCTCTGCCGGAGGTGCCACGGATCGTGTCGGTGGACTACGAGAGCGCTACAGATCTCCTGGAGAGGGAAGCAACTTTGCTTGCTCTTTCCGGGTGCAGCGCCTCCCCACTGCATGGGTTGGCCGTGGCTTCTTTTAGTTCGGGGAGCTGCTTCTACCGAAAGCTGAACAGAACTACAGTTCTTCGGAATGGGCAGCCTATGGGCCATCCCCTGTCCTTTCCTCTGCTCTGCTGCATAAACCTCGCCGTGTACTTCGCGGCCCTGAGGCGTTGGCAGGTCAAGTACTCTGTACCTCAAGACCTCGTGGACCGTCTTGCAAAAGCGGTCTACGTCAACGGGGACGACATGCTCTTCAAATGTTTTCCCACCTTCCGTCCGATTTTCACGGAAGTGGCGGCATCAGTTGGGTTCAAGGAATCGCTTGGAAAGAACTACGATTCCCCGGATACCTGCATGATGAATTCGCAGGTGTTCAGAAGGGTGGGCGGGAAGATGGAACCGATGGGTTATTTCAACCAACGATTCCTCTCCGGTCAAAATGTCAAGACCGGCGATTCTTCCGCACTACCTACCCAGATTGGGAAGGATGTTGACAAGATGATCCGCATCTGCCCGAAAAGCGCAGGTGCGGTCCCGGCAATCTTCAAACGGTGGAGCCATGATCGTTTCGGCTTCCGCCCGAACTGGTACCTGCCGGTGATTCTTGGAGGCTTCGGACTCGGGGTTGACCTCGCCCCTCCCGGGATGAAGATTACCCGGGAACAGCGACTCGTTGCGGCATACTTTGCGTCGAACCCGTCCCTTGCTTTGTACAGGGTTCTGGGTGGAACTTCGACTGCTGTCCGCGCGCCAGACGCAGCTCTCCTCAAGCCCAAGATCGTTCTGGGCGACTATGTGGAAAGGGAGCATGAGCACGATATGGACTCCGATGACTGGGTGGCCCGGTTCGCTCTTGCGAACAGGATCGCTCAGCCAGGGGAATCTGATCGGGTTCTCAAGGCGGTTAAGATCCCAAAGAGATACGGGATCAAACCCATGTCGTTGGAAAGAATCGACATGTATCGCCATCCCCGGATATTTGTTCAAACCGGGGTACCTTGTCCTCCACTGGGTCATATTGCTGCGCCGGATCTTCAACGTCTCCGTGGTCTGATCATCCGATCAACGGAGAGCCTCGTGAAATGGCTTACGGGGTCTTCGGTGTCCTCGAAATCTGAGGGGTCCAAAACGGTGGGTCAAGTGGTTCATTAGACCCTCAATCTTTCCGTGCTAAGCGTCTTCGGACGCGGAAGGCCTAGAGACTGCACGGACCGTAAATCATCGAAGATGTACAGTCCCGTCTGACGGCATCCCGTGCTGAACCAGGTGAATTCCAAATCACCTAAACAGCCGAATCACGATGGCGCAGAGGAGCTTGAAGAGGGGTATGTGGTCGGAAGAGGAGATGAAGTACTTGGTGGCTGGCGTGGACCCGTTCAACTCAAGTCCGGACGGAATTTCTCCGGAAGGAGCGCGGTGTCCTGACGGCAGCTCCCTCATGACTTACCCCTTGAAACAGACCGCGAGATTCACGGTCGTGGGGGGAACTGATGGGGTTCGGGGCTATGTTCGGATGGCAGCGCCATCCAACGCCCACAACTACTGTGTCTTTGGTGGAACGTCGGCGGAAGCTGACGCAACGCCAGACCAGGACTTGTGTGCGGTCCATGAGTGGGACCAGGCCCAGCTGTCGAACGCTGGTAATGGACAGCCCTACCGGATCATTGGAGCAGGGATGCGATGCAACTCTGTCTCTGGGTCCGAGAGCACTTCGGGGGTCCTGCGAGCCGGTACGATACCGGCGTACATCAAACCGTCAGCGCTCATCAACTACGCTACGGTCGCAGGCTACCTCGAGCAGCAGTCTTTCTCCGCGAAGGACGGCATCACGGTGAGGCACGTGGGGGCACATGAACTCATGCTCTCCTACCCACCGAACGATTGGGAGCCGTTGCCCCTAGGGGCAACTACTTCTGCGAATGATCTACTCGGCTTCCCTGCAATCTATTGGGAGGGCCTGGATGCTGGAACTGTTCTTCAGTTCGAACTGGTGCGGTATCTTGAATTCGCACCTCTTCCAGGAACCCAAATGCCGCGGAGACAGGTT